ATGGCCCCTTTCACCAGGCCGTCGACCTCGCCGCTGTTGAGACGGGCGGAAAGCGCGGCCACCTGCCCCTGCAGCTCGGTAACGGCGGCCACCGGCACGTAGTGCGCCGGATCGGGCTTGCTGCCGGCCTTCAGCGTGGCAGTCGCGGCCGCGATGGTTTCGCCGCTGGCGGTAGCCGGTAGGCCGAGAGTGGTACGCAAGGCCGACAGCGCGGCCATCGCATCCTTTCCGGCACTACCGGCGCTCGCGTCGGCGCTCGACTTGAGCGCCTCGACGGCAGCCATCACCTCGGCCACCGTGGCGGTGTCGGCCAGGCCCAGGGCCTGGCGCAGGGCTTTCAGTTCTTCTTCGGTCACGGGGACTACCTCGCTTGGGGACTGCAGGCCAAAGGTCGCGGCGGCACGGCGAGCCAGGGGCTCCATGCCATCGATGGCCGGGTTATTGGTGAGCGCACCCATGTGCAGCGCCAGCACGGTGCCGTCGGGGGCGTAGCTGAAAACGGGGGAAAAGAAGGCGTACTCGTCGGCCTCGACCAGGCTCCTGGCACGGGCGGTCAGCTCGACGCGGGCGTACAGGCCCTGGCCGTCGCGCCACTCCAGCTCGCGGAACCAGCCGGCAGCCGGGGCCGGCTGGCCGTTGCTTTCCTTGTGCAGGGTCTGGTGTTCGTAATCGAGCACCGGGGGGGTCTGCCGGGCCTTGAAGCGCTCGATCAGCGCCGAGGCGCTGGCGGCATCGAGGCGCCAGGCCGGCACATCCATGGCCCTACCGTCGCTGGGCGCGAAGGCTCCGGCCGGAGTGACCTGCAGCCACAGGCTGTCGCCTTCGAGCGGAGGCAGGCCGAAGGAACAGGCGGCGATAGCGATGGAGAGGGATGGTCTGTTCATGCCGCCATGGTGCTGGCGGCATGGTGAGGGGGTTACGCGAGGGGATTCAGCAGATCAATCATCCGAGGGCAGGGGCTTATTTCCCTTGATTTCCTCGTCACGCCGGGACTTGATGATGAACTCAAGGTCGGTGATGTTGCGGTGAATCAGCTGCCCAGGAAGGAAGAAGGACATCAGCATGGCAAAGCAGGCGAGGAACAGCAGAAAACGCTCCATATAGACCTGGACGAACGCCAGCCAACTAAGATCCAGAGAGGCTAGAAATGCCAGGGACAGCACCAACAGGTATAGGTAAAACAAAACGGCATGCAGCTTCAGATCACGCCGAATCTGTACCAGGTAGTAGGTATCCTGGCGCCAATTGCTCCCTCGAAGCGCCCGCTCGCTACCCACGATGGCCATTACCGCCACCAGGAATCCGGCCAGGATGGAGAACATCGTGACCAGCACACTCATGGCGTTGCTATTGGCGTGGTATTTCGGCTGAAACTGCCAAGCAAAGAACGCAGAAATCGACAGCGCCACCATAAACCAGAGAACCTTGCGCCAACTGACCTTGCCTTCCAACCCCGTTACTTTTTCCATAGCCCTTGTCCAATCAACTCTTCCCTATATTCGCTCAGTACGTCGTAGACCTCAGTATTAATCAAGTCATTGGCTCCTTCCCTGCGCAACAAACTGACCTTCTTGGTCGGCGTTACCTCGCCTAGACGGATCGGCGTATTCCTTTTGGTCAAAATGGTTACATCGATGCTGTCGTCGCCCTCATCAAGCACGTCCTCACCTACCGAACGCATCACATCCAGAACGATTTCCTCCGCACGAGAGCCACCATCGGCCTTGATCACCGTGCTGACCTGCAATTCACCCCAGTGCTTGGCCAGCTGAAGACGCTTATTTTCGTCAAGCTCCTCAGCGAACAGCGTTTTGAGTAACTCAACGAACCCTTTAAGCGTTGAGGTGACACCTTGATTAGCGCCATCTTCTAGTTCTTGCGTTGCCCGGAACATAGTTGTGTTCAGCTGAAGCTCCTTAATCCCCTCCTTCTCCAGAATCGCCTTCCGATCCTGACTGGTGACCTTGCTTAGCTCGAAAGCAACATCACCATTTTTCATGGCAGCTTTACTGATCAACTCGCGAAGGTATGCCGCCACCGTGGACACTCTGAAGCTGCCCTCCGTAATCACCAATAGATCATTTTGGTCTAGAAGGACGAAAAACTCGGAATGCTTGAATGCTCGATTAGCGGGGGCTTGAGTCGCATGATCGTCATCATGGGGAGCTGAAACCTTGATCCCAATGGTGGTCATTTGCTCACCTGAAACCCCCGCACCAATGGATAGGCGCAAGGGCTGTCCCTTAGCTTGGTCTCGGTGACGCACACTCGCCACCCCGAGACTAGCCATAGAAATGTCTGTCTGAGCCATGCTGCCAAGCTTATTCATTGCCGACCTGACCAGTTCCTCTAGTGTTTTCTGAGGAGCCATACCCTGGTTGTAGACAGCACGGACGTAATGAATGGTTTTGGTAGCAGGACGACGGGACACAGCAAACACTCCGTTGCGTAAATTGGCCGCATATCGTCGGAGATTACGAACCATATGCCAAGTCACGCCCAGCAACCCCGTTAAACCACCGTTAAAAACGTCGCAACGCATAAAGACGAGCAACGCCAGCACCTAGCTAGCCAAAGCACCTTGTAGGGCCTTACAGGGCCTTCCCCGTTTTTACCCCGAAAGCATCCGCGTCAGCGTCTCCATGACGGCCTCCAGGGCGGTGGGCGTCAGCTTGCCGTCGCGGCCCACCGGCAGGAACGGGCGGGCCGGGATCTGGATCTGGTAGGCCTTCACCTCGTACTGGCGCTCCACGTAGTTCTTGTGGGCCTTGCCGCGCCGGCTGTCCTTCTCGCGGGCGAAGGTGGCCAGCTTGCCGTTCTTGCCCCGGCGCAGCAGGTTGCCCTGGCGGTCGCTGCGCAGGCGCAGCTTGCCACCGTAGGGCGCGCGCTCGATGGTGCCGCCGAACTGGTGGATGGCCGCATAGGGCACGTTGCTGCCGATCCTGGCGAAGCCAGGCCCCGAACGGGTGGTGATCGAGCGGGCCAGGGCGTTGGTCACCTGCAGGATCGGCTCCGGCCCCCTGCCCATCCGCTCGCGGGCACGAACAGTCGCCGGCTTGAGCTTCTCCCAGCCCGGCCCCTGGTCCTGAAAGGCCAGCTCGGTCTGTGCCGCCAGCGTGGCGGCGATTCCCGCCATCATCGGCCGACTGTCGTTCAGTGCGTCCATCAGGCGATCCAGGTGCTGCCGCAGCTGGCTGGCGTCGAGCTGGATCTCGATGCGGTTGGTCATGCGCTTCCTCCGGCGCTACAGTGATAGCGGAGGGAACGGGAGAGTCGCTCCCTGGAGGCGACACGGCAACCACAGGAACGCCGTGCTATCGGGTTCGAGTCCCGCCCCGCTACCTCACCTTTTCGTACAGGCCGCTGGCCAGGCCGTCGCGGATGGCCACCAGCGGTACCTTGAAGGTCGTCGCCACATCGTCCACCCGGTTCTTGCCGTAACGCAGACGACCGAAGCGCACCACCAGCTTGGTGACCGCGCTGTCGCCATCCGGCAGCACATAGAGCAGCGTGGCGTTCTCGGTATCCCAGAGCACCTGCTCGGCATTGGCCAGCTGCTTCGGCAAGGCCTTTAGCGCGGCCAGGCTCAGGGCGTTGCCGGCGCCCTGGTGACGGCGCCCCTTCGCACCGACCAGCTTGCTGTCGTCCATGAAGATCACCCCGGACTGCACCTCGGCGCCCTTGCCCTGGGCGAACGCAATATCCCGCGCATCGAGCACGCCGAAGGCCATGCTCTGTCCCTGCTTTCGGTCATTGCTCGCAGCGGTCTCCACGAAGGCCTCCCAGCCCTTGATCCGTACCGGATCGAGCAGCACCTGGCGCACCTCGGCCAGCGCCGCCGCTTCGCCCAGGGCACGGACGGCCTTGGCCAGCAGCCACTCGTCCATCAAATGGCTCTGCAGCGGGCTGCCGTCGAAACCGCCATCCGGGTGGAACAGCACCGGCTTGCCGGCCCGGTTGGTGGTCTTCAGGGTGACCAGCGTCTCGCGGCGGACCTCGCCGGTGCGGGCATCCACGCCGGTCTCCACCGTCGTGCTGCCGGTCTTGCCCTGGCTGGACTCGACCTTGAGGCCTCGGCGCTTGAGGTCCGCCTCGCTGAGGGCGACGAAGCGGCAGCGGCAGTTGTAGCCGTTGGGCGGCAGGATGTGCTGCCAGATCGGGTCGTCGTAGCGATACACCTTGCCGTGCAGTGCGGCATGGCTGGGCCGGGTCACGCTGTCCATCACCGCCACGTACATCCAGTACGGATGCGTGGCGCTGGCCTTCAGCGCCTCGGCGTAGCGAGCACCCATGTAGGCGCTCTGCAGGTTGGTCTGGTAGATGGTGGCCAGCCGGCGCGGACTGCCGAGCTGTACCTGCTGAGCCTCGCCGGCCGGACTGACCACCACCTGCTTGCCCCACCAGCCCTTGGCTTCGAGGATCGGCCGCAGGCGGCGCTGGAACTCGCGCAGACTCTGCCCCTGCGTCAGGTTGTCGGTCAGGGCGTTGCGCACGTCCTGGAGCAGATCCAGGCGGGTCATCTTCGCCACCGTGAAGGCACGGGCATGGGTCGCCGCGTCCACTTCCTGCCAGTCCCAGGTGATGCGAAAGCCCTTGCGCTCCAGGTAGGCGATGGCCGCCTCCGGCGTCAGGTTGATGATGGCGCGCAGATCCGCCGCGCTCGGCCCGGCCATCAGTTGCCCTGCTCGGCCGCCGCCTGCAGACGGCCAAAGGCGTCGGCAGCGAACAGCAGCCGGTGCAGGGCCTCGGTCAGGCCGCTGTCATCCATCCCCGGCAGCGCCTCGGCCAGCAGACCGAGCAGCTCGCGCTCGTCGGCACCGCTGTTGATCGCCGCCAGCAGCGGCGCCAGCAGGTCGTCGCTGTGCTGCTGCAACTGGGCGGCTGGGATCTCGCCGAGTACCTGATCGAGGGCCTGCTGGTCGGCATAGGCCGGGGCGATGATCGAAGCCAGTGCCGCCAGGCGCGCCGGCAGACGGGAACCGAGCGCAGCCGGCCCCGATGCACTGCCCAGCACCCGCTCGCCGGCAGCCGGCAGCGGGATACCCAGCTTGTCCTGCGCCCAGCTCGCCGGCACCTGCACGCCGAGCTTCACCAGCGGCGGCAATGCCTGGGATATGGCGGTCAAGTCGGCCGGCTCGCGCAGGTCGAAGACCAGCCGAGGGGCGCGGCGCAGCTCGGGGTTGCCGGGGCGATTGAGCATCAGCAGCGGCCACAGCAGGTCGCGGCTCAGGGTTCCGGCCAGTTGCCGGGCGTCGGCGGCCAGAATGTCGTGGCGTACTTCGTTGTGTACCTGGCCCAGGGCGTAGGCGCCACCGCCGGAGCTGCTGGTCTGGCTGGTCAGAGTGCCGCCCAGCACCGCCTTGGAGATACTCGCGTCGCTCTGCTCCATCATCGCCAGGAACGGCTCGGAACTGCCCTCGGCAGCCTTCTCGAACTCGATGGCCATCGACTCGGGGATGATCCCGGCAGCCGAATGGCCCAGCGCGGTCACCGCGCGCAACAGGGTGGCCTTCTCGGCATCGCCGGTGCCGCTCGGGTACTTGCCCAGGCGGATCGGCAGGCCGTAGATCTCCAGCAGCTCGGCCAGGTCGCGCACGGCGTAGTGCTTGAACAGGTACGGCCAGGCCAGTACCCGGTGCAGGCCGCCGCGCGCCACGTAGCCCGAGCGCGCCCTCGGCCGGTGCAGCAGCCAGCCGAACGGCTGCAGTTCGGCGCCAAGGCCACTGTTATCGCGCAGGCGCAGTTCGTCCTGGTTGTCCCGGTCCAGCTGGAACCAGCCCTGCGGGCGATGGTGGAAGCGCTTGGGCAGCCACTCGCGGCCGTACAGCTGCCACTCCATTTCCACCGCGCTGTAGCCGTAGCCGATGCCGTCGAGCAGATCGAGCAGCAGCTCCTCCCAGCCGTCCAGATCCTGCAGCAGCTCCTCCAGGTAGTCGGCGTCGGCCGTCTCCTGCGGCGTGGGATTGCGCGGCGGATCGATGCGCCAGTCGATGCCGAGCAGCGCCCGCTTGCGCTTGGTGATTTCGGCGTACAGATGGGCGTCGCGCTCCTCCATGTCGGCGAACAGCTCGGCCTGGTACTGCAGGTTGCCCTGCTCGGCATCCTGCAGGATGGCCGCCAGGCGAGTCGGTGTCAGCCCGCGCGCCGGGTGCTCGGCGAACTCCCGGTGCAATCCGGCCAGGCGGGCGGTCTGCGGCTCGCGCAGGATCTCGCGCTGCAGCGGGTTGCCGTGGATGTCGACCAGTTGTGCCATATGTTGCGCTCCTACCAGGCGCCGCCGTAGCGGCAGTCCAGGTCCATATCGTCGAAAAGATCGTCTCGTCCCTGGTGCCGCCCCGGGGCGCTGGCGAACTCCATGGGGCCGAAGCCGGTGGTGGCCAGCATCCACAGCATGTGCAGGGCATCCGGGCCGTCGTCGTGATCGGCCGCCGGGAAGTGGCGCAGTTGCTGCTCCAGGGTGGTCTGGCTGGCGTGCAGGCGGATCAGCCCGTTGGCCATGTGCGGCTGCAGGCTCTCGATGCGCAGCAGCTTGTCGGCGTGCGGCGTCACCGCCCGCGCCGGTACCGGGCAGCCGGCCCGCGCCGAGCGCTTGACCAGCTCGGTGCGCAGGAACTCCTGGAACTGCACCGCCTCGATGCCCCACACCAGACAGCGATAGGCCTTGTGGCAGGCGATCACGTCTTCGATGATCCGGTCCGGCAGGCGCTTGCGGATGCTCGCCTCGACCACGTCGAGGATGCCCGTCTCGCGGTTGAAGCCGCCGACCAGGATGGCACTGGGGTCGCGACTGGCGCCCTGCTTGCCCAGCGACGGGTCGCAGGCGCCGAAGAACAGCCACTCGCGCAGGCGGTTGACCCAGAAGGTGATACAGGCGGCGAAGGGCGCGTTGTCGCCCTGCACCGGGTCGTTCTGCTGCTCTGAGTCGAAGGCGGCGCGACCGTCGCGGGCGCGCTTGAGCATCAGCCGGTAGAGCGGCTGACCGTCCGGCCAGCAGATCACCGCGCCCGCCTCCATCGCCCTGGCACGCTCGTCGAAGAAGGCCCGCGCGGTGTCCTCGCCCTGGTTGAGCAGGATCTCCTCCCACTTTTCCCAGAGGTCCATGCGGCTCGGCCATTCGAGGATGGCCTTGAACTTGCGCCGCTTCCACAGCGGGTTCTTGAGCAGGCGGGAGAGCACCGAGTCGTAGTGCAGGATGGTGCCGATGATGATCACGTCCATGCTGTCGTCGGCGGCACCGAGGGACAGCACGGTCTTCTTCAGCCAGTTCTCCAGCTTGTCGCGCTGCTCGGGGCTGCGCACGTTCTCGTCGTTCTCCAGGTCGTCGCCGATCACCAGATCGGGACGGTGCGGGCCGTGGCGCAGGCCGCGCATGCGCTTGCCGGAGCCGAACACCTGCACCTTGGCGTCGTTGGCGGTGACGATGGTGCCCACCTGCCAGACCCGGCCCTTGCCGGCCGCCTCGGGAAAGTCCATGGCCAGGCGCGGGTTGAACTCCAGCTCGGCCTTGATCGCTTCCAGCATGGTCGCCGCCTGCTCGAAGGCGTCCATGACGATCAGCGGATAGCGCTTGCGCCCGGTGGCCACGCACCAGATCAGGAAGATCTGGCTGACCAGGGTCGACTTGGCATTGCCGCGCGGCGCGGCGATAGCCTCGTGCTGGCCTTCTGGCGTATCCACCAGCTCGGGCAGGCGCTTGTAGAGATAGTCGTGCAACAGCGCGTTGCCGTTCTTCACGTAGTGCGGAAAGTAGGTCCGCGCGAAGTACTCGTAGTCGCCGAAGGCGCGCTTGCGCCGCGTGCGGCTGGCTGCCGGATCGGGGTCGAAGCCATCGACCGCCGCCTCGATCTGGCGACGGAACTCGTTGGCCAGCTGGGCGATGTCGGCGAGAAAAGCCTTGGTCGTGCTGCCCATCTCAGCCCAGCTCCCGCGCGATCAGATCGCCGAACGGCTCCAGCACCTCGGCGAAGGCCGGGGCGTGCTGGGGGTAGCGCTCGCGGATGAAGGCGGCGAGCTTCTGCAGCACCTCCATGGCCGTGGCCAGGGCGCTGGTTTCCGGCAGCACCCGCTTGGAGGCGGCCACCGTCTTGTTGTAGGCATCGGCCAGGCTGGCGAGCATCTGCACCTTGCTGGCCGGGCCGATCTGGTCATCGTTCTGCACCGCTTCCATGGTCGCCTGGAACTGGGTGACCAGTCCTGCCAGTACCTGCCGCGCCACGTTCTCGATGCCGCCGCCGGCCAGCAACTGGGCGGACTGCGCCTTGTCCCAGTCGTCGCCCTCCTCCAGAGCGGCCTGCTTCCAGCGACGTGCGGTGCCATAGGAGACGCCGAACATCGCCGCCGCCACCTCCAGGCTCTGGCGCTCGAACACATAGGCCCGGCGCAGACCGTCGCGGGTTTCCTTGGGATGGGCCATGGACGGTCCTTACACGCCGAGCTTGATGCGCGCGGCCAGCAGGCCACAGGCGACGATACCGCCGGCCAGCGCGCCAGCCGTGGCGCCGTACTGCACGGCCTTGCGCTCGACCTGCGGGAAGCGCTCCTCGATCCGCTCCAGGCGGTCGTCGATGCGTTGCAGCAGTTCCAGTTCGGGGTTGCGGTCGGTCATGGGATCAGTCCTTGTCAGTGGAAACGGGTAGTTCGGCGAAAGCGAAGTCGTCGATGCTCAGGCCGTGGCGGCGCGACCAGTAGCGCCAGCCACCGGCACGCACCCCGGCATACATCGCCCAGCGCCGGGCGAAGCCGATACCGGCACGGGCCAGCGCTTCGCGGAACAGGCGGTCGGCCTCGGCGCGGCTAGTCAGTTGCGAGCAGTACAGCCAGTCGTGCAGCACGGCGGGCTGCCGCGAGGCGTCGGCACGGTCGAAGAGCGAGCGCAGCAGGACGGGAATCGAGGCCAGATCGGTGACGAAGCCTTCCGGCACGACGATCCGCCGACCGGCTCGCGAGGTGTAGGCGAAGGACGCCAGCACGATCCACTCGTCCGGCTTATAGGCACGCAGATCCAGCGGGGCGGAGAAGCCGTTCATGCCAGCGCCTCCTGTACCGCATCGGCGATCAGTTCGGACGGATACGGCTGCCGGCCGTTCTCGTGGTGGATGATGGCGGCCACCAGCTTTTCCAGCGTCGGCGGATCGAGGCGGAGGATGGTCTGGCTGGGCACGCCCACCTCGGCGGCCACGGCACGGGCATAGGCGCGCGTGTCGTTCTCGCTGGAGGGTGCCCAGCGGCTGATCAGCCCTTCCACGCTGCGCAAGCCGTACTTGGTCCGATAGGTCACCAGCAGCTTGGCCAGGGCACGAATGCCGTTGGTGGGGCTGTCGAAACGGGCAAAGCGCGGCTCGATCTGCGGATCGTGCGGCAGCTGTCCACGCCACTGGTTACGCGGGTTGTAGTCGATATTGCCGGGATTGTTGTTGCGGATGCCGCGAGTCTGCTTCTGCACCGTCACTTCTCCAGTTTGCGTTTGAACCAGCGGGCCAACGTGCCCAGCCAGAAGTCGCCGTCGCGCTCGAACAGGCGCAGGGACGCACCGATCAGCCACCAGGCCGGCAGGCCGGCGATCACCAGCAGCGGCGTGGCGACGAACAGCAGGCCCAGGGACGGCTCCAGGCCGTACAGACCGGCCACAGCGCCAGCCGAGGCGAACAGCTCGGGGCGGCTGGCGTGCATGTCCACCACCAGCACCGGTCCGAACACCGAACTGGCGAGGATGGTGAAGAACAGTCGGGCGAATCCCTCTTTCATCGTCCGTGGCCAGAGCACCAGAAAGCCCAGCGCGGCGGCCAGGGCGCCGGCGCCGACGTTCAGGCCGAAATACTTGAGCAATGCGCCGCCGGCGGCGGTGCCGCTGACTGGTTCAGACATGGGGGACTCCTTCTGGGCGCGCCACGGCAGCCCGCAAGGCCGATAGATGGGCGCTTCCCACCTCCGGCGTGGATTTGGTGAAGTCGGAGACGCGGAAGGTGGTGTCTTCCCGGCGGGGAGCGGGTGGCGGCGGCTCCTTGGCCGCCTCGTCCCGCCGGTCCTGGTACTGGCGATAGGCCTTGATCCGGGCGAAGGCGCTTTGTACGTTCTCGCGCACCAGTTCGCGCCAGTGCTCGGGGCATTGGGCCAGCAACTGGTTGCGCCGCTCGCGCGACGGCTCGGCCAGAATGGCCACGCAGTAGTCGCGGGGGGATCGCAGGGGCGGATGGGCGGTCGGGATAGTCATGGCCGCCATATTCATGGCGGCATGCGGGGGAAGTTACGCGAGGGGGTTCAGCGCAGACCGGATTGGGTCTTCGTGTACAGGGTGCCGTTCTTGAATACGATCATCAACAGCGAGCCATTGACGTTGGCCCAGCGGTAAGTCGAGAGGGTTGTGGAAGGTGTCAAACCAGGCACGCCTTGCATTACGGTACTACTGGCCTCCTCACCGGAGAAGCCGACGATGCGATTGACTTCGTCAATCGTCATGCCTGGCTGCAAGGCTTGATAATGAGCCTTGGTGACCACTGGAGGCGCTACTCGCATATATGAGCGCTGAGATTGCGTCGAACAGCCGCTCAAGGCAAGAAACAGAATGCAGGCGGTGGCCGTTGAGATCAGCCTCATATCTTACCGCCCCGTAATTGCCCGATAACGCCGCTGGTATTCGTCATAGGGCAGATTTTGCCGGCTCAACTCCTGCAATTCGGCATCGACGGACCTTGATCCGTAAACCGGAGCTGGAGCGTAGCTAGGTGCAGCAGCCTGATACGGCGTCAACTGGATGTGTTGCGAAGTGCAGTCGCCAGTGCTGACCGTTCCCATAAAAGCATTCAGATGCACCTGACACTTCTCGACGGTCAGACCGTTGCGACCGTCGCTGCTGATGTTGGTGACGTAGGGGCCGGCAGTAGTGCAGCCGGCGAGGATGGCGGTTGTCGCCAGGCTGCCAAGAATCCGTTTCATGATATCCATGTCCGAGTGATAGCAAAAAGCCCCGCGTTAAGCGGGGCTTCCTTTTAACGGCTCGTCATGGGGTTGGGCAAATCCCCGCCATGCCTACCGATACATCTATGTGATGAAGTTCAAAAAAAGTGCAGGCGATACTGGGCGCGCCAAATGTATTGCTCTTCAGTGAAACAGCACCCCCTGCTCGATCTCCGGCAGGGGGTGCTTGAGGATTTCCCATACCCAGCGGTCGCTGAGCTTGTATTCGCGGGCCAGTTCGGCCACCAGGGTGCGGGCCGTGATGCCCTCGCGCACGCCCTGCTCGAAGCGACTGTTGATCTCGATATTGCGCCAGTGCAAGACGGCGGCATGGCATTTGGCGAGGTAAAGCTCTTCGCCCGCGTATTCGCGGTGCAGTTGCTCCTCGATGTCGCTGCCGACCAGCTCGGCCAGGGCGGCGCGCTTGGCCTCGCCCTCCGAATTGCGCCCCTCGGCGATGCGCCAGGTGGTGCCGCCGAGCTTTTCGACCACCACCAGAGTGGCCGGCAGGCCAAGGCGCTGGGCCATGTCGCGCACGCTGGGCGGCAGCAGTTCCTGGACCTGTTCCAAGCTCACTTCATGGGCCTCCCGTGGCGTCCGGCGTCGACGAGCAACGCCTGCATCAACCGGTACAACTGGCCGTCGTCTAGCCATTCGACGCGTTCTACCTTGAACATGTGTAGGGCCATTCCATCGGCATAGGCCCAGGGGCGCCCTGCCTCGGCCAGCAGAGCCTCTATCTTGCCCATCGTTGCCGTGCGGCTGGGTGCCGGACGGGGCCGTGCCCGTCCCTGGCGTTTGCTCTGCGGCTTCCAGCCAAGACGCTGGCATTCTGCCAGTACCGCACCGACCTGGCGAGGTGTCAACTGCTTGGCAGATGTTACGCCGGCGACGCGGGCCAGCAGTGCGCGATAGGTTTCATCGTCCATGCCCAGCTGGGCCTTGGCGATATGGATCTTGGCGAGGTCGAGGTGGCGACGGCTCATGACTCGACCCTCAGTGCAGGCGCTGGATGCTGGCGTTATTCTCCAGCAGATGCTTTCTCAAGGAGTTGAAGCTCTTCCATGATGGCGAGAACAAGACAAGCTTGCGGGCGGCCATTTTCTCCGACTCACGCTTTCCAAACACCTTGCGAGTCTTCTCGATTGCATTACGGGTGAAGAGCGAACGAGTAGTCTTGCGCAGGAAGCGTTTGGCCTCGTCGTACTTCGGCTGGCCATTCTCGTCAGCTGTCATCCAGGCCCCCTTGAATAAGCCATCCACATACACAACGGTCGACCAGCTATTGCTAGACAGCTCCTGCACCAGGATCAGCTGGTACTGGTCGCACTGCAATTTCATAGTTCCCCAAGGGCTGCTCATCTGCGCCTTGAGCGCATCCCAATCGGCTTGCTCCATCTCTTCCTCGGCTGCTCGTCAGTACCGGACCACCACGCCCGGCAGACCATATCCCCCTCGGGATATGGTTTCGCTTCACTTCTTGATGCAGGACCAGAGGGCAGGATCAAGCCCACCGGCCTTTCGCATAGCTGCAGATGCCAGCGACGCAGCCTTGAGAATCGCGGTATGCAGCTCGGCTTCCGGGGTGAGATAGATCGCCCGCAAAAAGGCATCCAGGGCATCTTTCATTTCCGGTGCAGCGGCGATCAGCTCCGCATCCGCCTTGTTCTTAGGGCCTGTCAGTTCACAGACTCCGATGCCATTTAGGTTGAGTCCGTATGTCCTGGCGATTGCATGCTCATCCGCAGGGGAATAGATCCGGCATTCGTTACCGGCGCGCCCTACACGCCATGGGCCTGGGGTATGACTGTTCATTCACTACTCTCTTTTGGCTGCTCGTCAGTACCCAGCTACCACGCTGGGCAGACCATCCCGGTGTCGCCACCGGGATGGTTTCGCTTAGGGGTTGAGGTGGCTGTCGAGGGCCTTGGCGGTGGTCAGCTTGACCAGCCGCTTCGCCGGGATCTCGATCGGCTTGCCCTGCGGGCTGATGCCGGGGCGGGCAGCGCGCTCGTTGACCTTGAGCCGGCCGATGCCGGGCAGAATGACGTCATGGCCGAGGCCCAGGGCGCGGTGGGTGACGCTGCCGAGATGCTCCAGAACGGCGGCGATCTGGGTCTTGCTGATCGGTGTGCCGGAGGCGCCGATCTCGCGCAGGAGGGTTTCGATCAGTGCGTGCTTGGTAACGGTCATGCTGTCGCTCCTTAGTGGACGGTGGTGTTGGTCGGTTGCACGCTGTGGCGCGGGAAGCTGTCCAGGGCGGATGCTTCTGTGGCCAGCTCGAACAGCTGCCGGGACATACGCACGGCAAGGGTCGGCAGCGGCAGGCCGTGGACGTTGCGGGGTGCTGCGCCCATGTCCATGGAGACGGTGATGCTGTCCTCGGTGTCTTCGAGGGTGAGGGTGACTTTGGCCATGGGAACTCCTAACGCTGACGAAATTGGATGTGGTAGTCGCGGCCGATCTGCCGCACGTGCTTTTCGGTAAAGCCCAGACTGAGCGCGATCTGTCGTGGCGAGCGACCGAGGACGGCCTGGGCCATTACCTTTCCGACCAGACTTGCGGTCATGTCCACGGCGGCATCGACTGGCATTGCCTGTTCTTTCTCGGGTGAAACCGGCCCGTCATTCGGCACCGGCTTGGACGGGCGGCTATTCCCCCACTGGTACTCGACGAAGGCCGTTTCCTGCCCGACCTGCTCGATCTTTCCGCCCTTGGCCAGAAAAGCCTCGGTGGCAGCGGCGATGGCCGTACGGTCGGCATCGAAGACCGGCGAGCGCAGCGGTATGGACTCGTATTGATGACGGGGACGGGCCATCTCACACCCCCGCGATATCAAGGCTGATGGCCTTGTACTGGTCGCTGTCGCCGATGCGCTCGTAGACGCGGATGTAGCTCTTGCTGCCGATCACCTGGCAGGCGTCGCCGATGGCTTCCATGGCCTTGAGCCAGCGCGCGTCGGATATCTCCAGACGGCGCAGGGCGAGCACGCGGGCGGTGCGGATCTCGCCCTTGGTGTCGACGCGGAAGGCATCGTTGACCAGGGTCGCCAGTTCGGGACGGGCGTCGGCGGTCCATTCCTGCAGGCACTCGTCGATCAGGGCACGGGCCGCCTGCAGGCGCTCGTCGAAGGCGATGCTCTCCTGGATGGCACGCTGGATCTTGTACTTGCCGTCGAAAGACATCAGCGAGACGTTGCCTTTCTTGCCGCCGATCTTGGCGCCGTACTCCTGGGCGGACAGATCGACGAAGGCTTCGATCTCGCCGAAGGCGGCGGCCTTGAACTTGGCCAGGGCCAGATGGGCGGTGCGGGCGCGCTCGACCAGGCCGGTCACCAGCTCGTCGCGCAGCTTGTCGATCTGCTTGATCTGCGCTTCGTGTACCAGACGGCCCTGGGCGTCGCGGCGATAGCCGTCAGGGATGGGGAGTTGTACGGTCATGACAGGGTTCCTTAGTGGACAGTCGGGGCGGCCCAGTCTTCGGGCCGTGAATAGCTGATGGGTTCGTGCCATTCCAGAGCCACGCCCTGGAACTGCACGCGATACAGGGTGCTGCCGGCGCTGTCCGTGCGCTGGAATCCTTCGGTCAGGCTTTGCTCGACGAGGCGGCGGCCGTCGGCAGGGTCGATCAGCAGGCGATGGCCGGGCAGATCGAACTGGCGCAGGCGGATACCCATGCGCTGCAGGGTGCGCGCGGCGCCGTTGAAGGTACTTAGGCGCTGGAAGTCAGTGCGCATTGGCGCTCTCCCGCTTGCGTTTGGGGTTGTGTTGGCAATGCTGGCAGGTGCGCCAGTGCTGCATGGCTACGGGGTTGTGGGTCGGTGCCTTGCGGGCGCAGAAGTCGCTGCATTTCGCCTTGGCGATCACCTGGCCCATGGCCGGGCAGTCCACCGAGTCGCCGAGAATCGCCAGCACCTTGGCGGCGATCCGGTCCGTCTTCGCGCCATATTTCCCGGCCAGGCACAGGCTCACGGCGGTCCGCGAGACACCTAGGCGCCCGGCGACGGCAGTCATGCTGCTGGTCGCGACCTCGCTGCGCAGCAGTTCGATCCAGGGCGCGCTCATACCCGCACCTCATCAGCCTTGCGCCACACCACCTTGTCCAGGTTGGCGTCGTAGACCTGCTTGTCGCGGGTTATCACCGGCGCCCGTGGGCCGCTGTAGCGCGATGGGATCAGGCGATAACGCAGGGTCTGTCCCTGCCCCTTGCTGACCTTCAGGTAGCCGGCGCGAGCCAACCACTTCAGGTAGCTCTTCGCCGACTCGTGACTGGTCGGCACCGCTGCGCTGGACAGTTGGGCTACTTCGGCGATGCTGGTTTCGCCGATGATGCGCAGCGTGCGCCACATGGCCTCGCGGCGCAGGCCCTGGCTGCTCGGGCTGCCGTCGGCCTTGAGCGACGGCGCCTCGATGCCGTTGTCCTTCAGCAGCTCCATATGGCGCGCCTTGCTTTCCGGGTCGTAGGCGTCCAGATAGCCCACATAACCGCCCTTGCGTAGCGCAGTGAGGTACATGAAGGTGGTCTGGTACTGCACGCCGGCGGCGATATGCAGGCTGTAGCAGGTAAATCCGCTGCGCTGGGCACGAATGACCTCCCAGACGCGCTGGCGGACGCTTTTTCCGCCGCTCATTTCCACATGGATCGGTTTACGCCTGGCGTTTACTGCTGCCGCCATTTCAGACTCTCCGCTTCGGTGCTTCGCCGGTGTACAGCTCGCTCTTGCCCCAGGTGGTCCGGTCGATCCGGTCGAGACCGCGCGTTAAAGCGCTGTCGCGGATCAGTTCGAGGTTAACGGCGACCCGGCGCACCGAGCCGTCGGCCAGGGCGACCAGGTGCTCCAGCAGGTCTTCGGCGATCTCCACCTGGGGGCTGTAGATCGGCACCAGCAGACGGGCATCCTCCAGCCCCACCGGCTGTGCCGGCACCCAGGACAGCACCCGGCCGTGGAAGCGCTCGTACTTCTTCAGCTTGGTCGGCAGCATTTCTTCGCCGATCAGCAGGATGGCGGCCTGGCTGGCCTCGTAGATGTCGCGCACCAGCTCGACGGCGTTGCTGGCCACCAGGTGGTCCATCTCGTCGATGATCAGCGGACGGCCGCTGCCGGCCAGCTCCTCGGTCACCATGTCGGCCAGCATCGGCACGGTGGCGTTGCTGGCGAACTTGATGCCCATTTCCTCAAGAATCGCCTGCAGCGTGCGCTTCTTGCTCCAGATGCTGCGGGCCTGCACGTAGAAGGCACGCCGGCCGTTGGCCACCCAGGCGGCGGACATGCTCTTGCCGTAGCCGCTCGGCCCGTAGAAGCAGACCAGGCCGGGCAGGCTGGCGGTGCGCGACAGCGCGCGCTCCAGGGCGATGTCGCACAGCCCGAGGTTGGCGAGCTGGGCCAGGCCAGGGCCGGCGATGGGGAGTTTGAGGTTGCTCATTGCTTGTCCTTCTGCGATCCAAATATCACGTCTTCGGTGCGTCCCGTGGCGATGGCGCGGGCGTCCATGGCCAGGAACTCCTGGGTCTTGCTGTAGTTGTGGTGAAACAGAAAATCCTCTTCGGTATCGGGCAGGCGGCCGTTCTGCAGCCCCCACTCGACGCGCTGCCAGCGGTAGTAGCGGTGCTCGCGGGTTTCCGGGAACGGGATGACGGTGCCGCTCATAGCAGGCCTTCCTCTTCTCTACGTCTGAAGGAGCGGTACACGCTGGTACCGGGGTAGGTACGGATGAAACGGGCCTCGTCGGCGGCCAGTGCCTGCCCTTGCTCGTGGGCCAGCTCCAGGCGCCGGCACAGTTGGTAACGCGCCAGAAAGCTCATCTGCTCCACCCGGTCGAAGAAACCCGCCTCGACCGGCGCGGCCTCCGGTTCCGGCGCAGGCGCTGCCGGCATGGGCTCCGGCAAGCGCTCGGCTTCGCCCTCGATGGTCTTGGCCTCGGCGAAGCGAGCCTGCAGCCGGTCCGGGGTGATCTCGCCCAAGCCGGGAATGGACAGCGGCGCCTCGTGGCTGATGACCTGCACCGGCCGCTGCCGCTCGATTTCGGCGATATGCGCCTCGTGGCGGGCGATGGCGGCGTCGGTGCGCTTATTCATCGCCATCTCGTACACGCTCATCGGCCGGTAGCCGCGCACGCTGTCGAGCTGGGCGATGCAGATCAGCCGGCCCTCCAGGTTCTTGACCCACACCCGCTCGCCGTCGTAGATGTCGTAGGCAACCTGTACCTCCTCGCCGTTCCAGTGCTCCAGCTCGGCGTGGTGGTACTTCTGGGTGAACAGCGTGACCGTGGCCCGGCGCACGATCTTGGTTTCATGCGGGCGGAACAGGTCGGCCAGCTGCTCGCCGACCACCGCGACCGGCTGCCAGCCGGCGGCGACGTGGGCGGCCCAGGCTTCGGCCGGGGTCTGGTGGCGACGCTGGCCGGTCGCCGGATCGGCGATCTTCGGCAGGGCACGGTGCGGGGTACGGTTGTACTCTTCGCACCAGGAGCAGATCAGCTCGCTGGCCTGCTCGAAGCTCTCCAGCAGCACGCCGGCGCCCAGCTTCTCGGCTTCGGCCTTGAGCCGGCGGCGCTCGTCCGCCTCCTCGGTCTTCACCAGCTTCTGGGTGACGCGCAGCACCTTTTTCTGCGCCAGGCTGTCCATGCGGCCGGTCATATAGGTGGCCAGCTCGCGGGCGCGGCGCTCCAGGTACTTGTTGAAGTTCTCGGCGATGCCGTTGGCCTGGCTGTTGCCCGGCAGGTTGTGGACGATGTGGATGCCAGCCCGTGCCTGGATCGAGGTCACCGGGTCGAAGCTGACCCGCTCGTTCTTCACGCTGCCGGTGTTGTCGGTCTGCCAGACGGCGGGAACGCCGCCCTCGGCCACGGCATTGAACAGGCTGCCCATGATCACCAGCATCGACTCGGACAGGCCCACGCTCGGGCGGAACACGTAGCGGGTGGCCACGTCGTGGCTGTGCCATACCTCCAGCTTGACGTACTTGCCGGACACCGGATGCGGCGCGGTGAACTTGCTGCCCCAACCGTCGCTGTGCAGCTCCTGCATCGGCAGCATGCCGTCGCTGCTACGCGTCAGGTGGTGCTTGTGCGGGTTGAGCGCACTGCCCTGATGGCGGCCACGCTGCTTGTCCAGGTTGCTGTACTTCTGGCTGTACCAGCGGCGCACCGCGTAGTAGCTCGGCGCCGGGATATGGGCCGGCAGGGCCGCGCACATCTCGCGCCAGGCGTCGGAGAGGTAGGGCTTCTGCGGCCGCTGCATGCGCTCCAGCAAGTAAGGCACCCAGGGCTTGACGCTCACGTCCTTCTCGCGCTTGCCGGGGGCCAGCGCCTGGGCGCCGCCGTCGCGCTCCTGCTGCAGCCAACGCTCCAGGGTGCGCTGGCTGACTTCGCAGGCTGCGGCCTGGATGTCCTGGCCGGGCAGCAACTCGGCGCTCGGCAGACCGTCGACAAGGCGGATAGCCCATTCCAGGCCGGACTTGTTGTTGCCCAGGGCCAGCGCGGTTAATACCGGGGTCTGCAGCTCGCCGCGAGCGGCCCAGTCGCGCAGTTGCTTGATCGCTGTTTTCTGGATCAGGCCGTCCTGCATCAGGCGCTTGAGCATGTTGACCACCAGCAGGCGGGCATCGCGGGTCAGGGCCTGGCGGTGGCTCAGCGCGCCACTGGAGGACAGCGGACGCATGGCGACCGAGGTTTCCGCCTCGGCGGGTAGGGTTTCGGCAGCCGGCGTGGCAGCAGCGCGAACTTCGGCGACCTCGGTTACGGCGGCTTTCAATAGAGCGGCGCGGGTGGCCTCCGGAAGTACGGCTATGTTGTATTCGATAGCCTTGCTGCCGAGACGGCGCTGGCCTTCCCAGCCTTCGCGATCGGCGAGCTTGCGTACGCCACGATCAGTGCTGGGTAGCCCTGGAAGGCCGGCAAGTTCCTGGATGGTGTACCAGTCACGAAGCGACATGGCAGAAGCCCTCAAGCCGTTGACCTTGTGTGAATGGCTGCGACAATGCGTCAATCCTCAACTGGAAGGCCGAGGGCGATACGGACCTCGCGGCCTTCGCCGTAGTAGCCCTGGCGCAAGCCCCGAACCACGTCGCTGACGGTGCGGTACTTGAAGCCGTGCACGGCGGCGAACGACTTGAGCGTATGGCCCTGCTTCCGCAGGCGGTGCTTGATCTCGTTGGGGGTGGGTTGCGTGGTCATGTGTGGCGCTCCTATTCACTGCACTTGACTGCGAATTGAAGCTAATGATGGTAACTAATCTGTTACCTGTCAACGGTTTGAGGAGAGATATTTGTGACTATCGGCGAACGACTGAGGGAGGAGCGTGAGCGGCTTGGCTTTAGCCAGCCAGCCTTTGCTGGGCTAGCGGAAACGACGAAAAAGAGCCAAATCGACTACGAAAAGGACTCAACGCAGCCAAAAGCAGGGTACTTAGCCGCAATATCAAAGGTTGGTGCTGACGTGCAGTACATCATTACAGGAGTCCGTAGCTCGTCAGCACTCAGCTCTGACGAGGATGAGTTACTCGAGCGCTTCAGGGCTGCATCGCTGGTGGTGAAAGCGGCGGCAATCGGTGCCCTTCAGGGAGCCGCCGGGGCAGTACATGTCGATAAGCAGGTCAGCGTCAGCGCACCCGGCGGCCATGCCGCCGGACGCGACATGACCATCGAAAGGAAGTGAGGAAAAAGGAAGTGAGCAAGAAAATCGAGGCGCCGGAAGGATATGCGGCAGGCAGGGACATCATCTCGACCGGAGCGCCAGCCGTGCATGTGCAAACCATTGCCGGCGGCACCAATATCATCGGTAACCAGGGCGACATCAACATCCAGTTCGGGAACATGCCGCCCGCCCGTCGTCAGGTCATCGTCCAGCCTGGCCCTCAGCACCTATCCGAAGAGCAGAAAGCCCAGCTGAAAGCGCTGTGCGATGACTGGGTGGCGCTCCACACCGCACTCAAGAAACGGCCCCTCACCTACAGCGCCGCCTGGGCACGGATCAACAAGGCTGCCGGTACGACCACCTACAGCCTGAT